ATTTATCAAGTTTTAATTTAGAAAAATGTAATGAAAGATATAATAGCTTTTTAGCATTACACGATAAAGAAATAGAAAGATTAGTTTCTATTAAGAATAGTGGTAAAAAGTTATTAAGTAGTATAGGAATTTAACATAAAATATTAAAGGTCTTGAAACGGGCCTTATACAGACGTTAATGTGTTCAAAGGAACACTTGTCTGTGAAAGTTTTAGGGAAGATAGTTGACATATATTTCTTTCGAGGAATATAAAAAGGCTATTAAGTACCTAAGAACCCCCTAGCTTTAGCTATGGGGAGTTTCAGTTAAAAAATGCTAGTTCATATGATATCCATAGTTTTCATTTTCTTTTTAGGAATAGAGCTATGATAGATAATTTTATCAAATTCATTAGAAATATGGGTGGTATGCATAAATCATTTTGGTGTCCATCATGGGCAAATGATTTTAATGTAGTTCGGACTATATTTCCAGGAGATAATGCAATAGTAGTGACATTGGGTGAGTTGGATAGGTATTATAATTCCAACACAAGGAAGAAGAAGATAGTAATTTTTACAAATGATTGGAAAGCATACATATATGATATAATGAATTTAACTAAATTTACAGACGGAGGTAGAAAGTACGGTAGAATAATTCTTTCAAGACCGATAGAAGAATATATACCTCCATCAAGATTAAGACAAGTTTCATATTTTAATTTAGTAAGATTCGATCAAGACGAATTTCAGATAGATTATGAATCAGATGAAGTAGCAGAAGCTACTGTAGTAGTAAGGGAGGTGGATGATTTAAATGCAATATACTGATGGAGAACTTTCTATAGATAATGGTGAGCCTATAGAATTATATTTGTTTAAATACGCAAATATTATATATACTTTCACTAGTTCTCAATATACACAGCAAGTAACTATAGATGATGTTAAATATGTGTTTAGCCCAGAGTTTATTAAAAGAAGTGATTCATTGCGCTTGGGTAACGAAAAAAATACTGTAGAGGCTTGCATTATCACAGTTCTAAGAAATAATTCTATTGCATTATTGTACCAAGGAGCACCTCCAGAAGAAGATTCAGTAAGTGTAAAGGTTTACAGAATGCATGGAGAGGATTCTGAAGATATAATTACACTTGTTGATGGTACAGTAAGTCAGGTTGCTTTTTCTGAATCACAGGCAGAATTGACTATAACTGTAGAAAATGTGCTTTCTAGGAATGTTCCTAGAGGTACATTAAGCTATTTTTGCCAAAATTGTGTGTATGATGATAAATGCACTTTAGATGAGAAAGATTGGGAAGAGTCTTTGCAGTTAGATAGTTTTGTAGGATTAAACATAACTTGTGCAGACTTAGCTAATAAAGAAGATGACTATTATACTAACGGATATATAAGAATGGGTAATACTTTCAGACAGGTTTCTAAGCATAAGGGTTCTACAATAACTATAAAATATCCAATACCTAATTATGCAAGATCCCCAAACTTTAGAATATATCCTGGGTGCGATGGTAATTTCAGTGTTTGTGCCAGAAGGTTTGGTAACACAGACCATTTTAGCGGTGTTCCATATATTCAGCCATATGATCCATTTTTGCATCCTGTAAATAAGGGTGCATATTGGGTTGATGGCAATATTGTTTATAGAGATACGGATGGTAATATAAAGACTATGAATGTATAATGGTGGTGATTTCATGTGGGCTACAATAGGTTGGGGCGTTGCTTCAATGTTGTTACAGTGGTTACTTAGAAAGAGTGCAGACAGTGATTCATCATCATCTGACCAGCAACCGTCAAAGTATACAAATAGTAATGCTAATCAGATAGGTTCGGCTGTTCCTGTAGTTTTAGGTAGAGCATTGGTAAAGAATCCCTTAGTTTCATATTATGGTGATTTTGATTATAAGCCCTATACAGAAGAATATGGGATGCATAGTGAAGCAGATGCATCTGGTTGGTGGTGGCCAATAATACTTGGAATTTTAGCTGCCGTTATTATTCCTTCTATGCATCCAGTAGTATCTGCAACTGGTGGTGTTGCTAGTGATACTGATAATGGTATTAAAAATTCAATTATAGTATATATGGTTTTAAATGTGTTGTTGGCTATATTATCCCATTTGTTTAATGAGCATGGCGGTAGAACAACAATACAAAAAGGATTTTTGTATTATCTTGGTTGGCAACATATAATATGTTGGACAGGGGATAATATAGGAATAAAATGTCTTTATATGAATGTTTACGACCCCGATGTAGAAGAATCAACATTTAGTGGGGTATGGGATAATAATAGCAATATTGCATGGAAAAAGGATAATCCTAAAGGTATAATTGCACATATAGATGATGATCAGATGTTTGGTGGCTGGGATGAAGGTGGAGGATTCATTGGGGATGTAAGATTTTATTTCGGAACTGAAGAACAAGGTAAAGACCCATGGATGGTTGACCAAATGAAATCCGATCTTATTCCTAATGATTTAAAAGGATTGACCCCAGTATATCCAATGTACTTTACTTGTGTAGTTCCAAAAGCATACATAGGTAAACAAGCATCCATTCCAGAAATGTGGTTTGAAGTACATAATTATCCTCATAGACTTCAAGACAATTGTAAATATTATATGAAAGTAGTTTATTTTAAGGATATAAAAGAAAGATATCAGATATTACTAAATTATATTGCATCTACTCCAAATTCTTTTCAAAATTATATGTTAAATCCACATACAGATATGTTTAACGCATTTCGTGATTATGAAAATGCTGTAAATGATTTAAAGGATAAAAATGATATATTGTCAGAACTTAAATCTGATTTAGATAAAAGAAAGAAAGAGCTTGAAGATGAATTAAGAGATGCTCAATATGCTTTAGATCAATTAATTGCTAATAGAGCTACAGCTTTTGCAACATTAAATCAGCAGTTAACAGACTTACAAGCAGAGAAGGACAGAGTATTAAATCAAAAGCGTACAAATTTAGCTAATAGAACTCAATATTGGGATAATGCAAAAGATACTGCATATGCTTCCTATCAAGCAGCGTTGGTCGGGGGTAATAGTCAGGATATTGCAGATACCTTGGCTAATTATAATATGATAGTTTCTACTAGTCAGCAGGAATTAGATGATTTACAGGCAGAAATTGACGCAGCAGAAGCTAATTATGATATTGACATTGCAAATAAGCAACAAGAGATAACTGATTTTACTCCAAATTATAATTTAAAGATAGCAGATGCGCAGCAGAAAATTGCAGATATTCAGCAGGAAATTGCTGATTTAGATAATGGCATAAATACAGCCGAACAGGATGCTGAGACAGCTTCAGCAAATGTAGACGCAGCACTTTCTGCTTTTATGGCTGCTGTAAATGCTTCTGTAGCTGCATGTCATCCATATTATGTTAATGATTATACAGAAGCTGCACAGCCATTATTAGATTTGTTTTCTAAAGGTCAGTATACGTTAAACCCATTAGAACAAGATTTGAACCCGATGGAAGCAATATATGAAATATTAAAAAATGAAATGTGGGGCTGTAATTATCCTGATAAAAGGATAGATATAGACTCAATGCTTAGATGTGCTGTAACATTAGAAGAAGAGAATTTTGGTGTATCTTGCTTAATAAATCAAGTGGCAATAGCTGGAGACTATATTCAAAAGATATTAGCTCATATAAATGGTATATGTTTTGATGACCCAAAAACAGGTAAGTTAACATTTAAATTGATTAGAGCAGACTTTAAGATAGAAGATTTGCCCAGATTTACCCCATCAAATTGTATGTCACTCAAATTCACAAGGTTAGATTGGTCATCTACTTCTGATAGAGTAACTGCTAAATTCATTGACGCAGATAATAAATACAAAGATTGTACGATGACTGTGTATGATATTGCTAATACGAAGATAACACATAATATCAAAGAACAACAACTAGACGCATCTTACTTTACAACACCTAGAAATGCACAGAGGTATGCTAAGACAGCATTATTGTCAGCAGCATATCCATTAGCAGCAATAAATATAGAGTGTAATAGGATTGGTTATGATTTAACATTAGGACAGCCGATATTAGTTAATTGGCCTCCATTTGGTATAGATAGGCAGGTGTTTAGAGTATCAGATATAGACTATGGTACTCTTTTAGATGGTAAAATTCAAGTTACCGCTGTTGAGGATGTATTTAGTTTTGATATAACTGCCTATACTGAAGGTGATGTTATTCATTGGACAGACCCAATACTTGAACCAGATGCGATATCACACTATGCAGTGTTTGAAGTTCCATATGAATTACAATATAGTTTAGATACATATTTGAGAGTATATGCTGCAAGACCATCTATGGAAGTAATATATTATAATTTGTGGCGTTATTTGCGTGGTTCTTAT